AATAGGTCTTGTGGGTGTTGTGAATATGGAAGGACAAGTTCTTGATCAGTCGCTGCCAGTCAAGTGGGAATTGTTTTCTTAGCTTTGCAATCTCTTCATCAGTTAATCGAACATTCTTAAACTCGCCATATAATTTTGCGGGCGTGCACGCGCTCGCGCGCTCTCTCCCTTCTCCTGTATTTCTTCTACATTCTTCTACATTCTTGTTTGTGTGTTTCTGCGGCGTTTCAGTGTCGCTTCTGTGTCGTTCCTGCGTCGTTTCTGTGTCGTTTTTTGCATTTGCGTATGCTTGATATTTGGCGTAGTGAAGCACTCTAAGCCGTGTCTTTTTACTGTCGCTTTTTACTGACAACATTCCGTCAGCTTGAAGTGTATCCAAGTAACGCTTAACTTTCGTGTTACTCCACTTCCACCGATCGCACAAAAAGCGAATGGAAGTGACCAGCTCGCCACTGTCCACATCCATCAGCTTGCCATCAATCATCATCTTTGCAGGTGAGCGATTGCACAGCAGCAGAAGGTCCATCCAGGCATGGAATTTGTCGTAGGGCTCCGCAGAATATAGCCAGTGCTCCGTAATCTTTCGGTGCACCTTGATCCATCCTTGCATAGGCTCTCCTTAAAATGGCAGGTCGTCATCATCAATGGGCTCAAACTCTGCGTCATCTGCCGGTGCGCTGCCTGTGGTCGCCTGTGCGCCGCTCTCTGCCTTAGAGCCACAGAAGGACACCTGATTAGCTACCACTTGCACGCTCTTGCGTTTCTCGCCGTTCTGGTCCGTGTAGTTGTCTGTCTGCAAAGAACCCTCCACGGCGATCATAGAGCCTTTATGGAAGTATTTGCACACAAATTCTGCCGTCTGCCGCCAGGCGGTGCAGTCGATAAAGTCCGTCTTGCGTTCCTCGCCCGCCTTCTGATAGCTGCGGTCCACAGCCACCTGGAACCGCACAACGGAGACGCCGCTGGGCGTGGCTCTCAGCTCCGGTTCGTAGGTCAGTCGACCCATAATTACAACGCTGTTAATCATAGATAATTCCTCCCAAAAATAGATAAAAAGTCCTTGTCCGGGTAGGTAGCTTCAAAAGCCTGCTGCCCAACCCGGTGTAAATAGTCCATCGTCTGCTTACAATGGTGTGCACCTCTCGGCGGCTCGTTGTGGCAATTATGGCACAGAAGCACCGTCAAGCCGTATTTATCGCTTTTCCGTCTGTTATATGCCCCAAATACATGGTGTCGCTCCAGGGCCCGCACAGAGCCGCACAGGTAGCACTGCCGCTGCTCTTCCGGCTGAATAATGCTCTTCTTCACTGTTTCCGTTCCTCCCAAGCAGACATCAGCTGCGCCAGCTCCGCCGGCGGCATAGTCTCAATGCCCAGTGCCTTGCAATCCTGCACCACGGCGTCTATGAGCCGAGCCATGCGCTTTGTGCCGTAGCAGCTGGTGCCGTAATAGAACCGCACCAGCGAGGTGCGCGGGTAGATTCCATCATCCACTTTCTCCGCTGTCCAGCCCAGGCCGTTCCTCCCCCATGATTTCGTCATGGCCTCAACGGCTGTGTCCGGCAGCTGATACTCCACCGAACGGCCATACTGCCGCACATAGCCCTGGTAAATCTCGTCCTTGGTGATCTGCGAGTCATTCTTGGCCAACTCCGCTTGCAGCTTGCCGATCAATGCCCACATGTACCTATTGGCGTCTAAGCTGCGGTGCTTAACCCTTGGTTTAATCTCCAGCACATACTCTTCCTTATCCACCAGGGACTCAATGAATGCGCCAACCTTGGCCATAGTGGGCACCAAGTCTTCCTTTTTGAATTCGATTTTCATAGACCTAACTTCATGAAGATCTTATCAGCTTGTTGCCGGGTCAGATCTTCAATGCGGCTCACCTTGTAATAGGCCAAGGCCTTTTTGACCCGCTCATTCTCTGCATTTTCTTTCAGAATAGCCACCTGGTCCGGGCTGATCTTCTCCGCTGCCTGCTGCCGTGCCTGTTCTTTCTTCGTGTCCTGGGGCTGCACCTGCTGGTACTTTGTCCGATCAGCTGCCCAGTACACATCTGCACCGAACCCTAACATCTTGCAGCACACCGACAGAGCGTCCGTATAAGCCATCTTGTAGCACTCATCGGAGGTGTACAGGCCGCTACGCTCCTTAGCCACCAACGAGGAACCGCCAATACCCGGAATAGGGGCGCTCCATTCATCGTTGTACTTCACATAGAGCAGCAGTTGCACATACACAGTCACCACGCCATCCGCACCCAGATCTTGCCATGTGCGGCTGACTTCCACCTTCCAACCGATACCACAAGGGCCAAACTGCTCCGTCAGTGCCTTGATACGCCACATTGGGTTAATATCAGTCATGCCCTTTAAGCGGCCTGCGCTAATGTTCTTCTTGGCGCTGTCCGGAACCTTGCGCACCGCCTCATATATCTTCATGTTCTCCATTCCATTCACCTCACTTGATCACGCAGCCGGGGGTCTCAATCAGTGCCGCACCGGCTACCGTCTCCCCCGCCAACAGAGCTTTTCGGATAGACGTCTTGTCCACCTTGGGCGGCTGGGGCTGCATGTATTCCGCCGGCACCGCTGCCAGGTTGAACACATCCACCGACTTGCTCGAGGTACTGGTCAGCACAAACCGTCCGGCCTGCACATTATCCTGCTGGGTGGCAGCCAGGTACGCCGCCAGGGTCTTCTTCATCCGCTTAATGGCGTTGTCCGCCCGCTTCTGTTTTTCGGCGAAGAAGTCCTTTTCTCGCTTGTAGTCCTCCACATCCGCCGTCAGCTGCCGGATCACCATACCGTAGTCCTCCAGCTTCTCCGGCACCATCATGCTGTCCAGTGTGTCCTGGACCGTCTGTTCATCAATCTCTCCGGCTTCCAGCAGCTCCATCAGCTGGGCTGCCTGGCCGGTCAGTTCATACAGTGTCGCCATATCGTTCTCCTTTGTCTATATTCAATACAATGCGGGCCTCTGCCCGCGCCTCCGGGTCGCAGTCTTGGGGGCAAAAGCCGTAGTCCTGCACAAACTTGTCCATCTCTGCGCTGGTCATCAGATCACCCCCAGATCGTAGCAGCTGCGAAGCCAGTTTTCGCTGCGCCGCACAATGGTCACTTCCTTGTTGTTCTCGTCCAGCAGCTGCTCCAACTTCTCGCAAGCACATTCCCAGCAGTAGCTGCCGCTGGGCTCCTCATTGCCCGCACCGATGGAGAACCCATAACCCTCAATGGTAATGTCGCAGCTGTCACAGGCGATCACGCCCGCCTCCTTGTCATACATCGGCATTCTCCTCCTGCTTGTCTTCGTCATACTCCAGCGGGCGAACAAACCCATACGCCTTAGGCAGCGTCAGCAGAGCCTCGCTCGCAGGTACAGACACAGCCTCCAACACATCGTATGTACAGCCCTGCACGGCCACTCTGTAACCGGACCGTATTTCGCTGAACCCAGGAGCACGGCACACCTTGCCGTTGGTCAAAATTACCAAATCCATATATTCATTACTCATTGTTATTGTCCTTTCCCAGTTTTAAGGCGTGCAGATACGCCACATCGAAATCTGTCAGCGGCGCCAGCAGCACCACTCTATCCTTATCATCTTCAACCACCAGCTGCTTGTCCTGTCGGGCCTCGTCCTCGTCCTTGGGCAGCACGAACACCGCCAGAGCGATCAATGCGCAGCCGGTGCCGCTGATTGCCACGGACACCCACCAGTACGGATTATCCGCCACAAGGCAGCAGCCAAACAGCACCAACAGGAAGCCGGTGAACACCAGCACTATCCCTGCCTTTTCTCGTCTTGTCATATCTTCGCCAACTCCTTAACCTCATCCGGGTGCTGGGCGTAGTAGTCGCTCATGCTCTCTGTGAGCCGGTGCGCCATCGCCGCCAGCATGCGGCTGTGTTCTTCTTCCGTCAAGTCCTCCAAGGGCTTAACCTTGCCGTCCACCATAACCATGATCACGGTGGTCAGTTCTTTCTTCATTTCGTCACCTCAATTAAAGTTACGCAAGGCCGGATTGTCCGTATGCCTTGACTTTTTCTCTCTCAACGCCTATACTATAGGTGTTGATAATTGTGTTTACTCATTATATTAAGCTTATCAACTCCTTTGACCGACTGTGCCCGCAGTTGGTCCTTTTTATTTGCCAGCCCTTAAATCAGCAGCAGACCGCCCGCTGCGATAAATGTGATGTTGGGTGGGGCGGGCGTGCGGGAAATCAAAAAAGAAAAGAAAAAAGAAAGGGAGAGAAAAAATATATCCCCGCTGCCTGCTGCTTATCTAAAGGCTGGCTGTCTCGTCACAATCGTTCGCTTTTAGCGAACCTTGTAGGTAAAAAAATATAGTCCATAGGGACCCCATAGAGGTCTGCCAGCTTACAAAGCTGATCTACTTTAGGGGAAGAACGGCCTGTTTCCCAATTTCGTATAGTATCTCTACTTACTCCGACCTCCATAGCTGCATCCGTTTGGCGCATATTCGCATTGATGCGCGCAGCTTTGAGCGTTATCTTAAACATCATGTTCAGCACCTCCTTTCTCGAGTTCACTTAAAGTGTACCATACATTTGGCCGCAAGTCAATACTTAAAGCGAACTTTTTTACAAAAAATGTTGACTTTTTTCGTCTTTAAGTGTATAGTGGTTTCGTAAGATGCAGTGAGGTGAACAATATGGAATACGACAAAAGAATATTCGCCAAGAATCTGAACTCTATAATGGAAGAATGTGACAGAACGCCTTCCGATATAGTCAACCTTCTTGGAGTAAGTAAATCTACTGTATCCAGTTGGCGAAACGGCGAAAAAATGCCCCGCATGGATAAAATAGAGGCATTAGCTAATTATTTTGGGTGTCTTAAATCCGATCTCATAGAACAAAAGTCTCTCCGCGCTCCGGAAGTGACAGAAGATACTGTGATCTTCCCGGTAATTGGTGAGATTGCCGCCGGGTATGACTACCCTGCATACGAGGACTGGAGCGGTGAGACGGTAGAGATACCCAAGTCTTACCTGCATGGCCGAAGCAGAGATGAATTCTTTGTGCTCTCTGTTAAAGGTGACAGTATGTACCCGCAGTATATGGACGGCGATAAGGTGCTGATCCTGAAGCAGAGCACCATGAACCGCTCCGGTGAGATTGGAGCCATCATCTATGACGGCGATATGGCTACATTGAAGAAGATAGAATATGTGGACGGTGAGGACTGGGTGAAGCTTATTCCTATCAACCCGGAGTACACCCCTAAGACAATCCGAAACGAGGACCTGGAGCAATGCCATGTTCTTGGCATTCCCCGCCTGCTGGTCCGCGAGATCGAACAGTAAAATCGTATATACCTCCACATGGCGATATAAATATTATGTGAAGAAGGAGGTGCCATAACAAATGACTATTGGTCAAAGAATAAAAGAAATGCGGCTGGCCAAAAATCTAACGCAAGACGAATTGGCAGCTCGTATTCACACAACAAAACAAACAATACACAAATACGAGAACGGTATTATTACCAATATACCATCAAACAAGGTTGAAGCGATTGCAAACACTCTGAACACGACCCCGGATTATCTGATGGGCTGGAAAACGAAGGCCAATACCCCAATTCACGACAGAATAAAGGCACGCAGAAAAGAGCTGGGCCTTTCCGCTGAAACAGTAGCTGAGAAACTGGGTGTATCGCCAGCCACCATATATAGATATGAAAATAACAACATAAAGAAGATTCCCTCTGAAATTCTTGAGCTGCTTGCAAAGGTGCTTCATACTACTCCGGCTTATCTTATGGGCTGGGAAGAAAAAAAGGCACCAGAACCTAACAAATATGACCATTCTGCCAAGGTTGGCAAAATGGTCATGCCTAACGAAAATAGCATGAAAAAGCTCTACAAACAAATTGCAAAAATCGGCCGGCAGTACGGCGCGGCTAAGGTGGTGCTTTACGGCTCCCGGGCGCGTGGTGACAACCGGCAGCGCAGCGATATTGACTTGGCGGTGTACGGCATAGAGGACCGGGCGCAGCAGGCGCTGTTTGCCCAGGACATTGAAGATCTGCCTACCCTGCTGGACTTTGACCTGGTCTTTGTCCGCCGGGACACAGACCCAAAGCTGTTACAGAACATAGAAAAGGACGGTGTATCCTTAATGAGCAAATATGAGGAAAAGCGGGACAAATTCAAAGACGCAGTGCAGCGCCTGGAGGAGGCCATTGCCGACTATGACAAGCTACCCAATTCCACCATGCGTGACGGTGTGATCCAGCGCTTTGAATTCTGCACCGAGCTGGCATGGAAAACCTGCCGTGAGTATCTGCTGGAGCAGGGCTATACGGAAGTGAACAGCCCCAAGCCGGTGATGCGCCAGGCTTTTGCTGACGGCCTTGTGGACAACGACCTGGTGTGGGTGGAGATCCTGAATGCCCGCAACCTGACCACGCACCTGTACGATGACGCAGAGGCCACCAAGATCTTTGAGGACATCAAAGACAACTATCTCCATCAATTCCAGGCGTTGGCCGGGAAGTTAGAGTAAGTCACAACAAAATAAAAAAAGCCCTACCCTGCGCCAACAGGATAGAGCCGATAAGCAGGATATGCAGTACATAACCCACCCAACACTGGATATTGTACCACATCCCTGCCGATAAATCAAGCAGGGCATTTTTGCGCCCTTTTTTAAGTACAATCTATGGGAGTGGTACAATGAAATATGCAGCGGCATATATCCGCGTAAGTGACGACCGGCAAGACGAGTACAGCCCGGACAGCCAGCTTAAACTCATTCGTGAGTACGCCGGCAGAAACGGCTACTGCGTGCCGGATGAATATGTATTCTATGACGATGGTATCTCCGGGCGTAGCGTAAAAAAGCGCAAGGCGTTCAATGATATGATCGCCTTTGCAAAAAGCAAGGAGCACCCATTCCAGGCAATTCTTGTATGGAAATTCAGCCGGTTTGCTCGGAACCAAGAAGAAAGCATCGTATATAAGTCCATGCTGCGGCGCATCGGCGTGTCGGTGATCTCCATATCCGAGACCATAGACGACTCGCCCTTTGCCCCGCTGATTGAACGCATTATAGAATTCATGGACGAGTATTACAGCACACGCCTATCCCAGGAAGTGACTCGGGGCATGACAGAAAAGGCAAGCCGTGGCGAAGCCATGAGCGCCGGTGCCTTTGGCTATGACCTCCAAAACAAGGTGTTCACACCCAACGAGGACGCACCCACCGTGCGGTACATCTTTAATGCTTTTCTGTCCGGCAAAGGCTACCGCAAGATTGCCATGGAGCTGGACGCTATGGGCGTAAAGACCTACCGAGGCAACCCGCCGGACAACCGCTTTGTGGAGTACATACTGATGAACCCGGTGTATGCAGGTAAAATCCGCTGGAGCACAGACGGCAGAGCCTCCAGAGACCGATACAAGGGCGATAACAGCAAGGTTATGTATGTGGACGGCAAGCACCAGCCGATCATAGATCAAGACACATTCGATCAAGTACAGGAGAAGATCATGGAACAGAAAAGACGGTATGGCAAATGGCAGCGCAAGGAGCAGCCTGTCACATTCATGCTGAAAGGCCTTTTACGCTGCGACACCTGCGGTGCCACGCTGACCTATATTGCCGCCAGGGACCCCGCCGTGCAATGCCACAACTACGCCCGGGGCAAGTGCAAGGTATCCCACTACCTATCCATACGCAAGGCCAACGCTGCGGTGATTGCTGCCATTGAGAAGTCCCTGGAGACCCTGGAATTCAATGTGCTGCCAAAGGAGCAGCTGCAAAATGAA